GTCTCGGTACTCACCCGCGCTCACCTCAAGGCGTTGAGGTTGGCGGGGCTGTCGGCGGCGCTGAGCAATCCTGGGTTGACGAAGGTGACGGAGGTGGAGGCGAGGTGGGCGATTGAGTTTGTGGAGACGGACATCACGTACATGATGGCGCGGTTTGAGAGAGGGGATGTGGGGGAGGGGGATGCGAAGCAACTCAACGTGCTGCGGGACAAGATGAGGTCGTTCTTTAACCCGTCTAAACCACCCACAAAAGATGCGCGCTGGCTCAAAATGTTGGAGAAGGGCGCCGTGCCTCATTCCCTCATTTCTCAACGCTTGCTGAATGTTGCATGCTTTGCCAATGACCGGCGAGGCGCATCAGCAGCGCTTGCCGCTTCGCTAAAAGAGCTCATGGCCATGGGCGAAGTAAGAGAAATTCCCGCGCAGCAAGTTCTAAACGAGTTCGGAACGTCAACGAAGGCCTATGTGTTGATGGAAGGTACTTGACAAGATTGGTGGGTCTTTACATTGCTATGTTAGTGGTCGCTAACGTTAGTGAACGCTAACATAGGGGCTATTATTAGGATATTAAGATCCGCTATTAGGGCTAACCCATTGATTCATAAGGCTTTTTTAGATTATTACGTTATTAGGTGTAAAAGACAAAAAGACAAAAATATTCATACGCGCTAACTTCACGCGTTAATGAATATCACTTATTCTTAAGTTAGTAATAATAGTAATAACGTAATAAACATATATAAATCAATAGGTTAGCTATCATAAAGATGTAATAAGAACCTAATACGAGGTTTGGGTTGGTTTTACGGTTTAGTAAGTTCTATTTAACGAAGGAGAAGAGCTATGGCGTTGCGACCAGGTGGGAATAGGCAGAAGGGGCATGATGGGGAGAGGGATGTGGTGAAGTTGCTTTCACCGATTGTGGAGATGGTGTTGGGGGAGGGGAAGTTGCGTCGGAATTTGATGCAGTCGAGGGAGGGTGGGCATGACATCTGCGGGCTAGATCATTTGGCCATTGAGGTGAAGAGGTGTGAGACGTTAGAGGTTGAGAAGTGGTGGAGGCAGACGCTTCGCCAAGCGGAGGATGCGGGAGGGGCGATTCCGGTGTTGATGTTTAGACAGAATCGAGGGAAGTGGCGGGTGATGATGTTTGGGCATGTGGGCGTAATGGTGTGTCGCGTTGAGATAGATATGACGACGTTTGCACTGTGGTTGGGAGAGGATTTAAAGATGCGGGGGAGAAGGGGGGAGATTCGGGCGCTGAGCGGGTGCTATGAGGAGGAAGGTGCGCAGGTAGGGGAGACGGGCGCAAAGGCGTTGTAGCAAGTTTCTTTGAATTTTTTGATTTCTTTGAATTTTCCTGTAATATGTCAAACTAGTTTGACGGTGCTTTGAATATAGGAGTGGGTAATCATGGCAACTGGTGGTGCAAGACGAGGCGCGGGTAGACCTAAGAAATCAACGTCTGTGGTGCTTGTAAACGCCAAAGCAGCGCTTGCGCCACTAGCGAAGGCGAGGTTGACGGAACGACTGATGGACAAGGTGATGGGGATGAACATCACGCCTCTCGAGGTGATGCTTAACACCATGAAGTTGGCCTATGATCAGGGACAACTTGCACTCAACGCCCGAGAGAGGGAGGTTGATAACGACAAACGGGAGTATATGCTCCGCATTGCGCAGGCTCAAATGGGCCAGGCGTCGTTGGTTGCAGAGAAGGTGGCGGGGTATCTTCACCCTAAACTTCAAGCGGTGACGTTGAAAGGAGACGAAAAGAATCCTCTTGAGATGGGCGTAAACTTTCGTAACTTATCAGACAATGATCTTAAAACAATGGAATCTATCATGTCCAAAGTAAATGGAGATGATTTAAAAACAAACTGAAATGAACGCACCGTTATCACCCTCAGTAGTTCTTGAGCTCATCAAGAAAGAAAGGCAAAGGAGAACGGCTGAAGGTTGCTTGTATGACTTTGTCAAGCAGAGCTGGCATGTTGTAGAGCCGGGCATACCGTTTGTACCGTCGTGGCACATTCAAGAGATTTGCGAACACCTTGAGGCTATTTCTAGTGGCGACATCCGCCGGCTGCTTATCAACATTCCGCCAAGGCACTCTAAGTCAACCATTGTGTCGGTCATGTGGCCGATGTGGGAATGGCTGACAACGCCGGAACAGAAGTTCTTGTGCGCTAGTTACGCCGGCAACTTGAGCATCCGCGACAACTTGAAGGCGCGGCGCTTGGTGCAGTCGCCTTGGTACCAAGAAAGGTGGGGTTGGTTGTTTGAATTGTCTGGCGACCAGAACGCCAAGCAGCGGTTCGAGAACAGCAAGACAGGTTACCGCATCGCCACATCACCCGGGGGTATGGCAACAGGAGAGGGGGGCTCTCGGTTAGTGCTTGATGACCCGCATGGGGCGCAGGATGCACAATCCGATGCCATGCGTGAGAGTACTCTCGAGTGGTTTGACATGGTTTGGTCAACGCGGCTGAACAACCCCAAGACCGACGCCATGGTTGTAGTGATGCAGCGACTACATGAGCGCGACATCAGTGGGCACATACTTGAGGACATTAAAGGTTGGGAGCACGTTTGCATCCCGGCCGAATGGGATGGCAAAGCACGTAAGACGGTGCTCGGTCCTTATGACCCACGTACCAAGAAGGGTGAACTCATCTGCCCTGAACGCTTCGGGCCGGTGGAGATTACTGCTCTCAAACAACTGCTCGGTTCATACGGCACGAGCGGCCAACTGCAGCAGGACCCTGTGCCAAGCACCGGCGGCTTGCTTAAGACATCTTTCTTCCAGCAGTGGCCGCACAATGAGCGGTTGCCGCAGTACGAGTACATACTGCAGAGTTACGACTGCGCGTTTACCGAAAAGACTTCTGGCGACCCAACGGCATGCACTGTATGGGGTGTCTTCACCCACAAGAAAGAGCGACACTGCATGCTGCTTGATGCTTGGGACGAGCACTTGAGTTACCCGGACTTGAGGACAAAAGCGGTCAAGGACTGGACGACTGAGTATGGAGGCGACAACAACAACGGTGCCGGTATGCCCACTCGTGCTCGACGGCCAGACAGGATTCTAGTTGAGGCGAAAGCCAGTGGGCAATCGCTGCTGCAGGACTTGCGTTTGGCAAAAGTGCCTGCGGTAGGTTATAATCCGGGAAATGCCGATAAAATCAGCCGTGCGCACCAAGCCGCACCCACTTTGGAGCTCGGACTATTGTGGATACCAGAGTCAAAGCGCAACCCCGGACAGCCTGTCAGTTGGGCAGCGGCGTTCCTCAAGCAAGTGGCCAAGTTCCCACTGGCCGAGCATGACGACTATGTGGACACGTTCACGCAGGCCGTCATCTACCTCAAGAATGATGGCTGGTTTGAGCTGCCACAAGCCAAGGACGTTGATGAACCACGGCCAAAAAACCGAGACAAGGTGAACCCCTATGCCGCGTGAAGACAAAACAAAAGCAGCCTTTGGTATTTACCCAAAGCAACGGGCTAAAGCTAGTTCACCAGAGACTATTAAAGGGGTGAATGACCTGGTAAATTTGCTTGGAGACATAGTTCTACCTAAAGATGCCGTTGATGTTGGCTTAATGGCTTTACCTGTTGCTGGCAACATGCGCAAATTAGGGGCTGCTTTAATTGCAGGAGGAGCCACAACTGACTCTGAAGCCGGTGGTTTAAGCGCATTGATGCGGTTGCTTTCAAAAGAAGCCCCTGCTCAAGCGCGTCAAATCAGAGAGGCGTTGGGTCGTGCATATACATCCAACGTTGAGCATTCTGTAGTTGGATCAGCCGATAAGGGTCCTGTAGGATCAATAGTTTCAGGAATATACGATTCGGTTGCTCCAAACCAACTTGACATTGCCCGGGCATTAAAGAGCAATGGATCTATTGCTGATTTTCATACACATCCAACTATTGGTCAACCAGCCTTTGATGTTTCACCGAGTTCATCTGACTTCAGATTTGCATCAAATGAATACTTTCCAGGTAAACAAGATAGAGAACTAAGAACAATCATTGCATCGCCAGCAGATCCAGGCTCTCGCTCACCGTCGGCTTACTCGTTCTTTGCAACTGATAATCCTAGTAAAGTATTTGATAAACGCAAACTTGATGCTGCAGTTTTTGAACTACAAAGAGGGGGTAGCAAAGGGACTTTTAAGTCTGTTCTTGATGATCCGAGGTTTCGCGAATACTTTGACCAAGGCGGATCAATGGGTGAGCTTGCTGAAAATATAGCCCCTTTATCGCTGTTTGACTTGCGTAAAGCACAAGGAATGGGAAGGGGAGAAGTTGTTCTTAGTGGAAGACCGTTAAGTCAAAACCCTGAGTCGACAAACACAGAACTATTCAGAATGATGAACCCGAGTGCTGTTGAATTGTTAACCCGCAAGGGTTTTGCTGAGGGCGGTATGGTCTCATCAAACCACTTTGACCCAATTAGAATCAAACAGATCATTGCCGGCTTAGATGATGAGTATGATCCCGAACGCATCCAGCAAATAGTTGCGCAACGTGAAAGTGCATATGCCTAAAAATACAGACCTGACCATTGAAGATGATGAAGACGAAATCGTTGAGGTAGATGATGACGAGTCAGACACCGAGGATACTGATGACGGCGGCGCAATGGTCAAACTCAAGAACGAGGACGACCAACGCCAAAAGCAAGCGCACTTTGCCAATATTGTTGACGAGGTTGACCAAGGTGACTTGCAAGACGCCGTTACCGACCTGCTAGACAAGGTTGCCAAGGACAAGGACGCACGGCAGAAGCGGGACAAGCTGTACGAGGAAGGCTTGCGCCGTACTGGCTTAGGTGACGATGCACCGGGCGGGGCGCAGTTCACAGGCTCAACAAAGGTTGTCCACCCCATGCTGGTGGAAGCCTGCGTTGACTTCTCTAGCCGAGTGATGAAGGAGATCTTCCCTCCCGGCGGTCCTGTCAAAAGCAAGATCCTAGGTGAGAAGGAGAAGGACAAGGTCGCCAAGGCCGAGCGCAAGACTGACTTCATGAACTGGCAGACTACTGAGCAGATGGTTGAGTTCCGTGGTGAGTTAGAGCAACTCAGTACGCAGCTGCCCTTGGGCGGTGCGCAGTATCTCAAGCTGATGTGGAGCGCCCAATACCTGCGCCCATGCGCTGAGTTTATCCCCATCGATGATGTGTACCTGCCCTTTGCGGCCACCAATTTCTATTCCGCAGAGCGCAAGACCCACGTCCAGTACGTGACCGAGATGGAGTACCAGCGCCGTGTTAGGTCTGGAATGTACATTGACGTTGACATCGGATCGCCTGAAGAGCCTGACTACAGCAAGGCGTCCATTGCCAACGACAAAATTGAAGGGCGCAAGGACACCAGCTACAATGAAGACGGTCTGCGTACTATCTTTGAGATCTACACCCACCTAGACTTTGGCGATGGTGTTGAGCCTTACATCATCAGCATTGACAAGACTAGCGGCAAGGCCGTGGCTCTGTACCGCAACTGGGAGCCTGAAGACGAGCGCCGTGTAGAGCTTGACTGGATTGTGGAGTTCCCATTTGTGCCTTGGCGTGGTGCTTACCCCATCGGCTTGACGCACATGATTGGTGGCTTGTCGGGTGCGGCTACAGGTGCACTACGCGCCTTGCTAGACTCGGCTCACATTCAGAACATCCCAACCCTGCTCAAGTTGAAGGGTGGCCCTGGTGGCCAAACGCTCAACGTCCAACCAACTGAGGTTGTGGAGCTTGAAGGCGGTGCGCTCATTGATGACGTGCGCAAGCTAGCTATGCCGCTACCGTTCAACGGCCCGAGTCCTGTACTGTTCCAGTTGCTTGGCTTTGTCGTTGACGCCGGTAAGGGAGTTGTGCAGACCAGCTTTGAGAAGCTGAGTGATGCCAATCAAGCGCAACCTGTTGGCACAACCTTAGCTCTTATTGAGCAGGGCATGGTGGTCTTCAGTAGCATCCACTCCCGCATCCATGGCTCAATGAGCCGTGTGTTTAAGATCCTGCACCGCATCAACAGTGCCTACTTGACCATAGAAGACATCAAGGCCCAAGCCTCCGGTTTGGATGTCAAGCCTGAAGACTTTGACGGCCCAATGGACGTTGTGCCGGTGAGTGACCCTGCAATCTTCAGTGAGACACAGAGGTTTGCTCAAACTCAAGCAGTCCTACAACGCGCAGCGACCATGCCGCAGATGTATGACCAGCGCAAAGTTGAGCAAATGTTTTTGCGCAGCCTGAAGATCAGCGCTGACGATGTACTGCAACCAGCGCCCGGCACCGAGGACATTGATCCAGTGAGCGAGAATGTTGCCGCCGTTATAGGAACACCTGTTTATGTTCTGCCGCAGCAAGATCACATCGCTCACCTCAAAACACACTTGGCGTTCCTAAAGTCACCACTATTTGGCCAGAACCCGGCTATCGTTAAAACGTACATATTCCCAATGGCCACTCACTTGCGCGACCACTTGCTGAACTACTACTTGACCGAGGCGCATGAGGCAGTGGACGTTGCTCAGAAGAAAGATCTGATTGAGAAAGAAGCAGAGCAGCAGGTGGGGGTAATCTTGAAGGTGCAAGAAATCATTGAGCAGCAGCTTGGTAGCTTTGCCCAAGAGCTCGCCCAGATTGACCAAGTTGCTCAGCAGTTCAAGCCCCAGCCACCGATGCCACCTGACAGTAGCATGCAGATAGCTCAGATGAATGCACAGTTGCAAGGCCAAGCACTCCAGCAACGGACGCAACTTGACCAAGCAAAAATGCAGCAGGCCGCCCAAGCTGAGCAGGCAAAAATGCAAGCTGAGCAAACCAAACTGCAACTTGAGCAAGCTAAGCTACAACTGGAGCAATCCAAGGTCCAGCAAGATGCCCAGCAAAATGCACAGCAAATGGCTGCAGATGCTCAGCAAACAATGCTCAGAGAGCAGGCAGAGAACGAACGCTCAAAAGCCGATCTTCAGACCCGCTATCAAATGAACACAGACGACAACAACACTGCCCTACGCCTAGCCGCAGCCGAGCTAGCCACAGGCGAGAAGTTTGCCGTCTCAACAGGTACAGGCGTCAATCCCGGCACTTGACACACAGGAGAAACCGAAATGAACAATACCCCCGCAGTCCCAATGAATAACGGCGCAGTCAAGCAACACCACCGCATGGCAGCAGGAGAGCCTTGCAATGGCCAGACTTTGCCTGCACCACCCTCAATGCCAAAGACGCCTGCGTGAATATAGAGACCGTTTTATTGCACCGGCTTAAAGCCGCGCAAGCAAGTTTTGCGCTTGAGTCACTCAAGCGCCCCCAAAACCGCGATAGCTTTGAGTACGGCTATCGCGTGGGTGTCGTATCTGGTTATGACGCAGCGTTAGATGTACTTTTTACCATTTTGGAAGAGGAGAAAAACAGTGGCAATGACTTATGAGGACGCACTAGCAGAGGCTTTTCCGGCTGCAGAAGCCGGCATTCAGCCTTTTGGGAGCCGTGTTCTGGTACAAATTCGTAGTCCCAAACAACGTACCGCTTCTGGCATTATTTTGGATGTAGGCTCCCGAGACACTGAAAAGTGGAACACCCAGGTAGCCAAAGTCATCTCAATTGGCCCTTTGGCGTTTAAGAACCGTAACACTATGGCCAGTTGGCCTGAAGGTTCTTGGTGCGAGGAAGGTGAGTATGTGCGAGTTGCCAAGTATGGTGGCGATAGGTGGGAAGTTCCCATGTCAAACGGCGAATCGGCGCTGTTTGTAATCTTTAACGACTTGGACATCATCGGGCGAGTTAACGTCGATCCACTGTCCATTCGTGCATTCATCTGAAAGGAGATGAGAAATGGCTGAAACACTGAATGAGCAAGACGAGGACAAAAAGCCCACAGAAGACATTGTCATTGTGGAAGACAAACCACAACGTGACGATGCTGACGAAGATGATGACCGCATTAAGGCTGACGAAGACAGTGGCACTGATTCTGAGCGAGAAGCAATCCGTGAACGCCGTAGGCTAGAGAAAATTGAGCGCCGTGACCGCAAAGACAAGGCTATCACCCGCGACAAAACGGAACTAGACTTCCTGCGCAAACGCAACGATGAGCTAGAACGCCGCATGGGGGCGCAAGAGCAGCGTGCTTACCAGTCTGACTTGCAAAACATTGATGCACATATCAGACGTGCGCAAGAAGAAGCTGAATTGTCAGACCGAGTCATTGCCAAGGCTGTTGAGTCAAGCAATGGTGCTGATGTTGCACAAGCATTAAAGTATCGAGACCAAGCACTAGCCAAACTCAATCAACTGAATGCCATCAAAGCGCAGGCTACACAGGTTCAGCCGAAACCGCAACAACAGGTTGATGAAGCCACTATATCCCATGCAAAAGAATTCATGGCTGATCACCCTTGGTATGACATTAATGGGCGTGATGAGGACAGCGCGATTGTCCTAGCAATTGATCAATCGTTGCACAAGGACGGTTACGACTCCAAGTCTGATGAATATTGGGCAGAACTTAAACGTCGCGCTGCTCGCCGCTTGCCGGAGCGGTTTAAGAACGAAACACGGGTAGCACGAGGAGGTCCTGCCGTTGGTTCTGGCCGAGAACACGCACCAACCTCAACTCGCAATGAGGTTTACATCAGTCCAGAACGAAAGCAAGCTCTGATTGAGGCCGGAGTGTGGGATGACCCAATACTGCGCAAGAAATACGCCGCTCGGTACGCCGAATACGACCGTAACAATCGCAACCAAGCATAAATATTTTATTTTTTGAAAATTGAGGTATAATCCTCACCAATCGCTGAAAGGAGCGAGAATATGTCAGACGAACGCTTAAAGAAATCCGCTGGTGACAATCGCGAGCAACGCGCAGTGCAGGATCGCACCGCGACCGAGAACCGTGAGTTGTCCGATGATGAGCGAGTTGAAATGTTCCGTCAACAGTTTTTCCAGTCCTCGTTACCTGATTTACCAAAGCTGCCCGGCTGGCATCCTTGCTGGCTAACAACGACGAACCCACGTGATTCAATCCAAACACGTATCCGCTTGGGCTACCAGCCCATCAAGCCAGAAGATGTTCCTGGCTGGGAATACGCCACCCTTAAAACAGGTGATTGGGCAGGATTTATTGGGGTCAATGAGATGCTTGCGTTCAAGTTGCCCATGAGCCTGTACGAAAAGTACATGCGCGAAGCCCATCATGATGCCCCTCTGCGCGAAGAGGAAAAGCTCACCGATACGGCTGACTTTCTTGAGCAACAAGCGCGATCATCTAAATCGAAGTTGACGCTGGGCGACGGTAATACAGAATTGGGACAAAAGCGGCAAGCTCAGTTTGATCTTGCTTGACAGACTTTTAACCATCTTAGGAGAAAGCTAATGTCTTCGACTAGCGCACCCTTTGGTTTTAGGCCCAGTTTCCACAACAGTGGACAAATGCGGCCTAAAGCCTACACAATCGCCAGCACTTACGCTGCCAACATTTTCGAGGGAGACCCCGTAAAGTTGGTGGATGCAGGTACTGTTCAACTCGGCACGTCTGACGGCACCCGCTCGGGTACTGTTGCTGGTATTTTGCTGCTTGGCATCTTTGCCGGCTGCCAATATACCGACGCATTGGGCAAGCCGACCGTATCGTCGTATTGGCCTTCCGGAGTAACCGCAACGGATATTACGGCTTGGGTTTATGACGATCCAGAGACCTTGTTCAATGTGCAGTACTCTAATCCGGGTACACCTGGCACCACGACCATGCAAACTGCCGTTGGTGAGCAGATGGATTGGGTTGTGGCCTCACCGGGCGGTTCTACCGCAACAGGGTTGTCAAACACCCAAATCGGCGTCATTGAAGCTACTTCTGGTCAATTCCAGTTGACTGGCTTTGGTGGCGAAATCAATGACTCTCTGACAGACGCATATATTGTAGCTATTGTTCGTATCAACGAGCACATCTACAAAGCTGCCGTCAACTCAATCTAAGGAGGGCTAAAACATGGCTACCCCAATGAGAAGTACCGACTTTAGGTCGGTTGTTGAGCCCATCATGAACGAGGTGTTTGACGGTGTTTACGAACAGCGTGCAGACGAGTGGAAGATGGTGTTCCGTGAGCAAAAAGGTATTCCTCGGAATTACCACGAAGAACCCGTCCTGTACGGTTTCGGCGCGGCTCCTGAGTTGCCTGACGGCATGGCTGTGACCTACCAAAGCGGTGGTGTGCTCTTTATTCAGCGTTACCTTTACAAAGTGTATGGCCTTGCCTTTGCTTTGACCAAAGTGCTCGTTGAAGACGGCGACCACATCCGCATTGGTCAGACCTATGCCAAGCACTTGGCTCAGTCGCTGATTGAGACTAAGGAAACCCTGGCTGCCAACATCCTGAACCGTGCTTTCAACGGCGCGTATCTGGGAGGTGACGGTGTTTCTCTGGTGTCAACGGCACACCCGATTGTCAGTGGTACGTTTAGCAACCAGCTAACCACCGCTGCTGCACTGTCGCAAACATCGCTTGAGCAGATTTTGGTTCAGATCCGCAACGCTGTTGACAACAACGGCAAGCGTATTCGTCTGGTGCCTAAGAAAATCGTTTCTGGACCCAGCAATGTGTTCCAGGCCGAAGTTCTGCTCAAGTCGGTACTGCGCACCGGCACAGCTGACAATGACATCAACCCGGTCAAGTCCATGGGCTTGCTGGCTGAAGGTCAAGGCAATCTGTCACGTATTACGTCTACCACCGCTTGGTGGGTGCAGACTGATGCGCCAGATGGCTTGAAGCTGTTGATGCGTCGTGGCTTGGAGAAGTCTATGGAAGGCGACTTTGAGACTGACTCCATGCGCTACAAAGCGACAGAGCGTTACACGCTGGGTTGGACTGACCCACGCGGCGTTTTCGGCACCGCTGGAGTCTAAGACTACGGCTTTAACCCTCAACTCACAAGGTTGGGGGTTATGGAGGTAGTTTTAATGCGTCTGACAGCTTAAACCTCAAGCTGACGACATGCAGACAGACGCATCACTTGCATGTAAGGAAATATCATGGCATCAACGACCTTTTCGGGACCAGTAACCTCCACCAATGGCTTTATCGGCGCTTTGACCGGCAACGTCACTGGCAACGTCACTGGCAACATTGCCGGCTCAGGCTCAATCACCCATACGCCAACAGCAATCAATGCCACTGCAACAGCCACTGCGGCACAGGTAGCAACTGGCTACATCACCTCCACCTCTGTTGGAACAGTCACCATCACGCTGCCTACAGGCACGTTGCTTGGCGCAGCCCTTGGCGCGGCTCAAGGTACAATTTTTGATCTGTATGTTGACAACACCGCTGGCGCAAGCGTAGTGACTGTAGCTGTAGCCACAAACGGCATCTTATCTAGTGGCGCTGCTGACACTCCCGGTTCCTTTGGTGACCTGACAATCGCTGCTGGCGTCACAGGCTTGGCTCGGTTCACGCTGATGTTCTCTAGCGCAACGGCCTATGTGTTTACTCGTACAGCTTAATCAGAGAATGACATGGCTGACGCAGTAGCTTCACAAATTCTACTTGACGGTGAACGGCTGTTCATCGCCAAATTTACAAACATTTCAGACGGTACGGGTGAGACCGGCGTTGTGAAAATTGATGTTTCTACTCTTGCTCCAAATGCATTTAATTTGGCTTGCAATGGCGTGAAAATCAACAAGATCTGGTCTACTACTCACGGCATGGAAGTACGCATTCTTTGGGATGCAACAACCGACGTGTTTGCATGGATGATTCAGCAAAATGCAAACTACCTAATGGACTTCTCATCTTTTGGTGGCTTGCAAAACAATGGTGGTGCAGGAGTCACCGGCGATGTGTTGTTTACCACCTCTGATGCTTCTAGTGGTGACATGTACACCATTGTGATTGAATGTATCAAAACCTACGCAAGCGCGTAAAAGGAAAGAACATGGGCTGCACTTACGTTAAAGAGTTTAGTTTCGGCGGCAAGGTTACACCCGCAGCTGCTGTGCATAAGCATGAGAAAGCCTTGCACCCTGACAAGCCAATGACCAAGATGGCCAAGGGTGGCAAGGTGATGGAGAAGGCAACTGGGGAAACCTACCCAAGCCGCAAAGCTATGATGAAGCATGAGAAGGAGGAAACTCCTAGGATGCAACGTGAAGAGATCATGCAAAAGTCTAGTATGCGTGCTCCTCGCCGCTCAGTACCCGTAGCTCCGATGGCTCCGATGATTGCCATGAACAAGGGTGGTATGCACAAGATGCCTGACGGAAAAATGATGAAGAACTCCGCCATGAAAAAAGGCGGCATGGCAAATCCAAATTGTTAATTTGAGCTTATAATTTAGTCTTCCGGGCGTGCTGAAACAGCGGCCAATTGACCTCAACCCGGAGCTAGCATGGCGTTTTCTGGCAACGTAAGCGGCACAACATTCAATGCGTTGAAGGTAGTTGACCATGCCTTTAGGCGTTGCCGTTTGCCTGCGCAAGCCATTACCGCCGAAATGCAAAGCTATGCACTAGAGTCGCTCTACTTGCAGTTGTCAGACATGGCAAACATCAAGGCTCCAAGTTGGTGTATTGAAAAACTCATCTTGCCCTTCTACGAAAACCAGGAGATTATTCCTCTCCCTGTCGGCACGGTAGAGGTGCTCAATGCCAACTACCGGGTCATTCAGCCGGTGACCGGCACTACGGTAACGGCCAGCACTTCGTATACGGTAGATTTTGGCTCAGCCACGGTGGTGGACACGATTGGCATTGAATGGTCAGGCACCTCAGTCACCGTCACGTTCCAAGTCTCCACAAATGGCACAACATGGGTCACAGTCGGTAGCTCGTCGGTGGCCGCCGTTGCTGGTGAGATTGTTTGGACAGACATCTCAGGAGCTCTTGCGTACCAGTACTTTAGGATTACCTCGGCTAGCACCATCCTTTATACGACCATTACGCTGGGCAACATGCCGCAAGAAATACCTTTTGGTGTCCTGAATAGGGATACCTACGTTGCGCAGTCAAACAAGGTTTTTCCAGGTAGGCCCAACAGCTATTGGTTTCAGCGAGACATTCCAGAGCCTGTGATGCATGTATGGCCAGCACCATTTGCTGGCGCTGAGCAAGCCCAACTCATTGTTTGGCGGCATCGCCACATCATGGATACTGAGACCCTGCAGCAAGACGTTGAGGTGCCACAGCGCTGGCTTGAAGCCATTGTCAACGGGCTAGCTGCCAAGATGGCCGCAGAGACGGCTCAAGTGGACATCAACTTGATTCCAATCCTTGAGCAGAAATATTTGGCGTCTCGTCAAACAGCTTGGGACGGCGACAATGACGGCTCGCCAATCTTTATCCAGCCTGCAATTGGTGCATATACTCGATGATGTACCTTGACGTTTCTGGCCAGGCCACCTACGGGATTGCCATATGTGGGCGGTGTTCACGCAAGTTCTTGCTTGCTGAACTGTCGCCGGACCCAAATTCTCCGGGGCTTATGGTTTGCAAAGAAGACCTAGATGACTATGACCCGTACCGACTTGCACCCCGAGCGCCTGACCAGATTGTGCTGCCTTTCACCCGCCCTGACACTCCTATCAATACTCATCCTGCAGGATTGATACAGGAAGCAGGTGACTTGTTCATCATCACCGAAGACGGTGATGAGTACTTGGAGATTTGAATGTCAGTGCCTAGCAACTTAATCCCAACGCGAATCACGCAGCTTCCAACAGCGCCTGTGGCTGACGCAAACAGCTTGATGCTGATTGTCTATCAGGGCAACAACTACAAGATCCGCGTTGGTGATTTGCTTAGCGTTTCAGGAGTGCCTTTAACCAGGCAAGTGATTGCAGGTACAGGTATGACCGGCGGCGGGGCACTTTCTAGCGACGTGACGCTCAGCGTTGCGGTCGGCGGGATTGGCGGCACTCAGCTTAACTCTACTGGCGTGACCCCTGGGGTTTATGGCAACGCCACAAACATTCCGGTTTTCACTGTTGACTCAAACGGTCGCTTGGCCACGGCAACCACCATTCCTGCTGCAGTCCCATCAGTTACAGGCACTGTCAATCAGATTGCAATTTCAGCAGGGCCAACAGTTGCCATAGCTAATGACCCAGTTTTACCAGGGAGTGGTGGTGTTGTTGTGCCGGCTGGAACAACGGGCCAGCGTGGGTCGTCTACGTTAGGGAACATCCGCTACAACTCCACGATAGGCTTGTTTGAGGGCTACAACGGTGCGTGGACTGCATTCGCATCAGGCTCTGGCGTTACTTCAATTGCAACCGGCACAGGGCTCACAGGCGGCCCAATCACCTCCACGGGCACAATCAGCATTGATGTGACCGGGGTAACTGCGGCCACCTATGGCTCTGCCACGACTGCCCCTGCAATTGCAGTTAACGCGCAGGGTCAAATTACAAGTGCAACAAACACGACGATAACCCCTGCGGTTGGCTCAATCACAGGCTTGGGTACTGGCGTTGCTACTGCACTGGCGATCAATGTAGGTTCTGCGGGCTCACCTGTTGTAAATGGTGGTGCATTAGGTACTCCCTCCAGTGGCACTTTGACCAATGCAACTGGCCTACCTTTGACCACGGGCGTGACAGGCAACCTGCCGGTTACAAACCTAAATAGCGGCACCGGCGCAACGGCGTCAACCTTTTGGCGAGGCGATGGCAGTTGGGCAGCGGCAGGTACAGGTTCAGTTACTAGTGTTGCCCAGTCGTTCACAGGCGGCATCATTTCGGTGGCCGGCTCACCAATTACCACCAGTGGCACTTTGGCCTTGACGGTTGCTGGAACAAGCGGCGGGATTCCCTACTTTAGCGGCACAAGCACATGGGCAACCTCAGCGCTGCTGACGGCAAATGACTTAATGATCGGTGGGGGCGCTGGAGTCGCCCCAAGCACCGTGACTACCGGCACTGGCGTTGTGACGGCCCTAGGGGTCAATACAGGCACAGCAGGGGCATTCGTAGTCAATGGTGGCGCACTGGGCACACCGAGCAGCGGTACGTTGACTAGCGCCACGGGCCTGCCCCTGACAACCGGCGTTACAGGAATTCTCCCTATAGCTAACGGCGGCACAGGCACAATCTATGGCGTCACGGGCGGAACATTTTAAGGAACTATCATGGCACAAAGCGGCTACACCCCAATTCAGCTTTATCGCTCAACAACAGGAGCGGCTGTACCTTTAGCAGCTGACTTGCTCCCTGGAGAGCTTGGTTTTAACATTGCCAACACCGACATGGCACTGTATGCTGAAAATGCATCAGGCACCGTCACACGCATTATGAACAACCCTGCTGGGTTGAAGTACCCTACGGCTGATGGCACAGCAAATCAAGTTATTAAAACTGACGGTGCTGGCAACCTCGCCTTTGTAACCCCTGCAAGCGGAGCCACCAAAGGCCAAGCAATCGCTTTTTCAATGATCTTCGGCCTCTAAGGAATTATCATGGCAAACCCCAACATAGTCAACGTAACGTCCATTCTTGGGACAACGACTTACCTCACACCCGCCAACACCACAGCCAACACGCTGTTGTCCAATGCTGCATCTTCTGGTCTGGTCTACAAGATCAACCAGATCGTGTGTGCTAACGTCAATGGCTCAAGTGCAGTAAACGCAACGGTAGCCATCAACAGTGCCGCCGCTGGTGCGGGTACAAACTACCCGGTCATCAGTACCGTGTCAGTGCCAGCCAGTGCGTCTGTGATCGCCGTAGACAAAACGACTGCCATCTACCTCATGGAGAATAGCTCCATCGTAGTGACCTCTGGCACGTCAAGCGGCATCACTTACACCTTGAGCTACGAATCCATAGCCGCTTAAGGATAGCCCCGTGAGCATCCGACAGCAAAACTTAGGCAGCATCATCAAGCCGGGGTTTAATCCGTTGGCTGCGGGTGCTGACCAGTACAAAGGCATCTGGACAATGCAACAGGTGAACGCCGCTGTAGCTGCGAATACTTGGCCTGTGCCGCCGCCTCCACGGAAGTTGTACGCTTGGGGCAATAACAGTAGTGGTCAGTTAGGTTTAGGTAACACAACAAATTATTCTTCCCCTAAACAAGTTGGCGCGTTAATTACTTGGTATGGTATTTCAGCGGGAGATACTTTTGTAATTTCAACTAAGACTGATGGGACTTTGTGGGTTTGGGGGAGTAATGGTAATGGTAACTTAGGTTTAGGTAACACAACAGATTACTCATCCCCTAAACAAGTGGGTGCGTTAACAACTTGGTCAAACCTTGCAACGGGTGCAGCGCACACTATTGCAGTAAAGACTGATGGGACTTTGTGGGGTTGGGGGAGTAATGGTAATGGTCAACTAGGTTTAGGCAACACAACTAGTTACTCATCCCCCAAACAAGTGGGCGCACTGACTTCTTGGCGCAATATTGCTGATGGGTCTGGAAATAGCTACACCCTCGCCACTAAAACAGATGGTACGTTATGGTCTTGGGGGAATAACAGCTATGGACAGTTAGGCTTAGGTAACCTTACGTATTACTCATCTCCCAAACAAGTGGGTGCATTAACTACTTGGTTAAAAGTATCATGCGGTAGGTATTTTTCCGCTTCTATAAAAACTGACGGTACGCTTTGGACTTGGGGTGATAATGGTAATGGTCAGTTGGGTTTAGGCAATACCACATTTTATTCAAGCCCAAAACAAGTTGGTGCATTAACAAATTGGCTTACAATAACCGGCGGTAGATATTTTACAGTTGCAGTAAAAACTGACGGAACTTTATGGAGTTGGGGCAGGAATAATACTGGACAGTTGGGTTTGGGCAATACTACATATTATTCATCACCAAAACAAATTGGCGCACTTACAACTTGGTTAACTTCTGTTGCTGGTTCTACTCATACTGGCGCAGTTAAAACTGATGGTTCGTTTTGGGTTTGGGGACGTAATCATGTTGGGCAATTAGGTTTAGGAAACCTCACTAACTACTCCAGCCCAAAACAAGTAGGAGCTTCTCTTACGTGGTCAACTCCAGCTATGACTAACGACTCAACTCTAGCTGTCTCATCAACATAGACCATGAACAAAACACTTCACTTCCTCTCTGGCATCCCGCGCTCTGGTTCAACAGTCCTTGCTGCTATCCTCAACCAGAACCCGATGACTCACGTATCCACTACGTCTGGTCTGGTTCATGCGCTGGATGGCTTGGCAAATACGTGGCATTCTGCCGGGTTGCTGAACGAGAATGATCCTGAGCGGAAAAAGTTAGCCCAGACGATGCGCGGTGCGATTGATGCGTTCTACGAGGACACAGAGGCTCCGGTCATCATTGACAAGTCCCGTGGCTGGCCTATCGCTCAGATCATGGCGGCTATGTCCCAAGTCCTCGGTCATCAGCCTAAGATCATTGCTACGGTGCGCTCAGTGCCAGATTGCGCTGCTAGTTTCATCCGTGTGGCAAAACCTAAAAACCTTGACGATTTCGTGTATTCCGGGCAACTTATGGATCACCTCAAGGCTGCTTACATCTCGCTCCAGAACGGCTACGCATACGCTCCTGAGAACTTCTTGTTCGTTGAGTACGAAGACCTGCTGGCTGACCCAAAAGCGCAACTAGCCCGTATCCACGCCTTCCTTGAACTGCCTGATTTCTCCTACGACTTTGACAACATTGACGGTTCCACGGTAGCTGAGGATGACGAGAACTTGCACGGTCACGCAGGCATGCACGATGTCAAGCCCAAGCTTGAAGCACAGCACAAGCAAGACCCCAAAGACCTGCTCAAGTCCCACTACGGCAGTTTCTGCCAGCCTGAGTTCTGGCTGGACACCCCCCGCACCGCCCCGGAGCTTCACGCCCTAGACCTCCAACTGGCAGCGTCCACAACGGGTGACTTTGCTGAAGGCTGGCGCTTGGCCCAGCAACTTGAGGCTGAAGAGCCAAACAACCACCGTGCAGCCTACAACCGTGGCTGGTACTACTTGCGCCAAGGACAGATTCAAAAAGGCTACAGCCTGATGGACAGGGGCCGTGTGGCCGGTGTCTTTGGCAACAAGCGCCCTGATGTGCCCACCCAGCAGTGGGACGGAAAAACCAAAGGCATCGTCCTGCTCAATCTGGAGGGTGGTCTGGGCGACCAGATTCACCAAGTGCGTTACGCCAAGCACATCTCCGCACGGGGCTGCAAGGTCATTGTGGCCTGCACAGGCTCACTCGCATCGTTGTTCGTTGATGTGGGGGGTGTGTCCTCAGTCATCCAGCACGAGGCCGTATTTGGCGTCTACCACGACTTCTGGGTGGCCGGTATGTCCGCTGTTGTGCCACTTGGGTTTGAGTTGGCAGACATCTCTGGCGCTCCGTACCTGACCAAGCCAACCACCATCAAAGGCCGCAAGAAACGCATTGGCCTGCGTTGGCAAGGGCAGAGTCAGTTTGAGCATGAGCATCACAAGAAGTTTCCCTACGAGTTGATGTTCACCGCCGTCAAGGACGCAGACGCTGAGTTCATCAGCCTGCAACGGGACGAAGGTGCAGACGCCTGCCCAGCTTGGGTCAAGCCCGTGCCGCTAAATAGCTGGGAAGACACCCGCGCTGCTGCTGCATCGTGCGACTTGGTGATTAGCTCTTGCACCAGCGTCAGCCACCTGTCAGCAGCTATGGGGGTTGAAACTTGGGTCATCACACCCGTCATGCCCTACTTCCTGTACGCGCTTGATGGTGAAGCTACACCCTACTACGACAGCATGAAGTTAATGCGCCAAGAAGTGTTTGGTGACTGGCAAGCCCCGTTTGACCGCATCAAAGACCGCTTGGGTGAGAAGCCCATGTTGAGGAGCGTTGCATGAGTTTTAGATACATTGCAGGACTGTTAGGAAAAGCACCTACCGTAGTTGCCCCTGTGGATGGCGAAGGCGGGTCTGCTAAGGGTATCTGGAGTACAGCCAGTCAAGCTAATCTGCAAGCATTGGGAACATGGCCTAAGCCTACATTAGATAAATACTTGTGGACTTGGGGTCGCAATAACAACGGGCAGTTAGGGTTAAGCAATACTACCGACTACTCCAGCCCAAAACAAGTAGGCGCTCTAATTACTTGGTCTAAGATTGCCGGTGGCGGTAGTTTTACTATAGCCACCAAGACTGACGGAACACTTTGGTCATGGGGTCAAAACGTCCGTGGTCAACTAGGTTTAAATAATGCCACTTATTACTCTAGCCCCAAACAAGTTGGAGCATTAACTACTTGGTTAAATATTGCTGCTGGGTATCAACATACCATGGCTACAAAAACAGATGGCACTCTTTGGTCTTGGGGGTATAACAATTTTGGTCAGTTAGGGTTGGGCAACATTACAAATTATTCTAGCCCCATGCAGATTGGAGCCTTGACTACATGGGCAGCTATAGCAGCGGGATCATCTTTTAGTAGCGCCGTTAAAACTGACGGAACGTTATGGACGTGGGGTAGAAATTTTATTGGACAGTTAGGGCTTGGAAACACAACTAACTATTCAAGCCCAAAACAAGTAGGTGCATTGACTACATGGTCTAAAATATCTATTAGATCAATATCTGTTATAGCCGTAAAAACAGACGGAACACTTTGGTCATGGGGTTCAGGTTCTAGCGGTTTGCTTGGTTTGGGTAACACAACAAACTACTCGTCTCCCATGCAAGTTGGTGCTTTGACTACATGGCTATCTACAGCATGTGGAAAATATCACACTATTGCTACCAAAAATGACGGGACACTTTGGACATGGGGCAGCAGTGCATTTGGGCAACTGGGCCTTGGAAATACAACTAACTACTCCAGTCCTAAACAAGTCGGTGCTTTAACTACGTGGCTTAATATTGCAGGTGGATACCGTTCTACCATTGCTACGCAAACAAACAAAACCCTTTGGACTTGGGGACAAAACACATATGGTCAACTAGGCCAAGGAAACACCACTGATTATTCCAGTCCAAAACAAGTTGGCACATTAACTACGTGGCTAAAAGTTGCTGCTGGGTACTTCCAAACATTAGCCACCAAATCTTAAACTTTCTCAACCCGTAGGAGTCTCAAATGGCACTTTTCGTACGCATCCAAAACAACGCAGTAACCGACTGCTGGGACACCCCACCACCAGCGGGTCAAGACGGCTGGAAATCAGCCGTTGAGGTTCGTCCTTCAATCACTGCCCACCGTCAAGGCTACACAGCCCACACGTTTGACCTGTTCACTGACCCAGTGCAGATCGTGTACAACACCTACGACATCCCAGTTGCAGACCGCAAGGTTGGCATGAAGGCCAATGCCTCGTTCAGCTTCCAGCAAGTTGTCCAAGAACAGATGCGTGACCCGTCCAAGTACGACCCTGCTGCCGTTGCCGCTGCACAAGCTGCCATCGCTCCCAAGGTTGCTGCTATTGAGGCCGCTACAACGCACGACGAACTTGACGCGCTGATGTAATGAAAAAAATCCTGATCATGGGTCTGCCGGGTAGCGGCAAAACGATGCTTGCTACCGCACTGAAGAAGTACCTTGAGTGCAACTCGGATGTGAAGCATATGCCTGCTTACCGGGCATCTGAACACGTTCCTACGTCCTACAAGTGCAGCGTGGACTGGTTCAACGCTGATGACATCCGCAAGCGGTTCAATGATTGGGACTTCAGCAAAGAGGGCCGCATCCGTCAGTCCTTGCGTATGGCTGAGTTTGCCTTCAAGTCCACCGGCGACTTTGTAATCTGCGACTTTGTAGCTCCCTTGGTGGAGATGCGGAACAACTTCAAGGCCGACTGGACGATCTGGGTAGACACCATTGATCAGGGCAGGTTTGACGATACCAACAAAGCATTTATTCCACCAAAGGAATACGACTTCCGTGTCACTGAGCAAAACGCCGAGAAGTGGGCCGAGTTCATTGGTAACCATATCTTGGATCAACGCCGTCGTCCTACCTTTGACTGGAAGAAGGAAACCGTGCAGATGCTTGGCCGCTGGCAACCGTGGCATCCGGGGCACAGAGCGTTGTTTGACCGGGCCATTACCAAAACGGGGCAAGTGGTCATTCAAATCCGCGACTGTCAAGGCTGGAACGGTTCCAACCCCTTTGCCGCAGAGCAGGTGAAAGACCTGATCAAGCGTGACCTAGACCCCCTGTACCAAGGCCAGTACGAAATACAGCTTGTGCCCAATGTGGTGAACATCACCTACGGCAGGGATGTGGGATACAAGATTGAGCAGGAGGTGTTTGACGCTGCCACCCACGCTATCTCCGCCACTGAAATCAGAAAGAAGATGGGCGTATGAGCGAGATAGACATCCGATTGACGAGCCACGAGGCGGTGTGTGCCGAGAGGTATGCACAGATCAACGCTCGGCTCAAGCGGCTGGAAGGCGTGATTATGAAGACCACTGGCGTCTTGATCGTCTCCATGTCAGCCATCGTCTACGCATCTCTGACGTTGGGCAGATGAAGTGGATTTATTTGAAGTCCTGTCCAAAGCATGGCCGATCCTGCTGGCGCTGATCACTCTGATTATCGTGCTGGCAAAGTTAGACTTGCGTGTGGCGGTACTGGAAGAGAAGATCAAGGCTTTATTTGAAATGTGGAATAGGCGGGATAAATGATTGACGTAACCAAAGCCATTGGAGCAGTCGCAGCCAGCATTGCAGCCATTGGCGGCGGGTACACGTTGGCAGACAAGTTTGGTTGGTTTGACAGGGCTATCCTTGAGTGGTCACCAGAGCATTTTAAAATTGTGGCAGCGGCAGGGCAACCTATCAATGTGACAGTAGCCCGGATCAAAAAGCGGGATGACTGCTCCGTGGAGAGTTTTACCCCCAGCATCCGTGACGCCGCAGGTATGGTGCATGAGGCAACGACTACGGCGAGCAAGTTCAGCGGCCCAGCAGGGCCAACGATTGACACGTTTACCTATCAGCTTACTATGGTGAGAAAAGAAAAGATTGCACCGGGTGCAGCCACATTGCTGGCAACGATCAAGTACAAATGCCCGGAGGGTGAGCGCGTTGTGCAATACCCCCGCCATGCAAACCTGAGTTTTGACTTAAAGGGCTGATTATGATTACTCTGTTTACTACACTGGTCAGCTTCCTTGCTGGCGGCTTACCCAAGCTGCTTGGGTTCTTTCAGGACCGTGCTGACAAGAGCCACGAGATGGCAATGGCTCGTCTTCAGACTGAGCGTGAGTTGGAACTCCGCAAGGCGGGTTTTGAAGCCCAACAACGGGTGGAAGAGATCAGGGTAGAGGGCCAGATGATTGAGGCGGCATCAGCAGAGCGCAGCGCATTGTACGCCCACGACATAGCCATTGGGCAGGGTGCCAGCCAGTGGATGATCAATCTCCGTGCTGGTGTTCGGCCCCTTATCACCTACGGCCTGTTCCTGTTGCTGGTGTTTGTTGACGTTGCTGGGTTTGTTTACGCTTGGAAGCACGGTGTAGATTTCCAGATCATGCTAGACAATATTTGGGATGACGAAACTCAGATCATTTGGGCCAGCGTCATTAGTTTCTGGTTTGGAAGCCAAGCGTTCAGCAAGAAATGAAAGTCTCTCAACGGTGCAAAGAGATGATCAAGCACCACGAGGGTGTGCGATTTAAGCCGTACCGCTGCCCAGCGCGTCTTTGGACTGTAGGAGTAGGTCATGTTTTATACCCCGATCAAGGTCGTTTACCTCTGGATCAGAGAGACGCTTTCCCGCTTAAAGCGCAGGATAAGCGCGTATTTTCAGGAGCCGAAGTAGATGGAATCCTTGGTGCTGATCTCCAGCGATTTGAAGTTGGGGTTGCCAAACTTTTTCCTATGGTTCTTACCCAAGGCCAAAACGACGCTCTTGTCAGCTTTGCTTTTAATCTCGGTCTGGGCGGCGTACAGCGATCAACCCTCCGTCAGAAGGTTCTTCGGGGAGAGATTGAAGCGGCGGCAGACGAGTTCTTGAAGTTTGTGAGGGGTGGGGGTAAAGTACTCCCCGGCCTGGTTAAACGAAGAAATGATGAACGAGCCCTTTTTCTATCTTAGGAGAAACAGATGAAACCCAAATCATCAGTCAATGAAGCCGGTAACTACACCAAGCCGGATCTTCGTAAACGGATTTTCAACAGCGTTAAAGCTGCTGCTGTGCAAGGTACGGGCGCTGGGGAATGGTCAGCCAGAAAAGCTCAATTAATGGCTAAGAAATACAAAGCTGCTGGGGGTTCTTATCGTGATTAAACATATGGAAGATTGCGCCATACATGAAGATGGCCCTTGCACTTGTGGCGCTGAAGAAGCCCATGATGAAATACTTATGGATGAATTTCAAGCTGAGTTGACTGCTGAAGATTTTGAATGAAAGCTCCGCAGCAGTCTTTGAAGGATTGGGGTGACCAGAAATGGCGCACCAAGTCTGGTAAGCCTTCATCCCAAACAGGTGAGCGATATTTGCCAGAGGCGGCTATCAAGAGTCTGACGCCTGCCGAGTACGCCGCCACCACAAAGGCCAAGCGGGAAGGCACCAAGCTGGGCAAACAGTTTGTGAAGCAACCTAAGGCAGTAGCAAAGAAAGTGGCGGCATACCGATGAAAACTCCAGCATGGCAGCGTAAGGAAGGTCAAAACCCCAAGGGTGGTTTGAACGCCGTGGGACGGGCAAGCCTCAAGGCGGCTGGGCAGGACATCAAAGCACCCGTCAAGGCCGGCGATAACCCTCGTCGTGCATCCTTTTTGGCACGGATGGGCAACATGCCTGGGCCAGAACGCAAAGATGGAGAGCCGACTCGATTGTTGTTGTCATTGAAGGCTTGGGGTGCTAGCAGCAAGGAAGACGCACGGTCCAAAGCCAAAGCGATCTCTGCTCGCAATAAAAAATGACGCTTGTTTCCCAAATTGGGTTTATAATTCCTACCTGAGCATATGATGCTCCAGCTGCTATCATCAACGAGGCGCTTATGGCATATGTGATGACCTACGATAGTTTGTTAGTAGACCTACGCCGATATTTAGAGCGCGGGTTTACTGAGGCTAGTGACCAGATTGTTTACGATCAACTGCCGAGGCTAGTAACGCTCGGAGAGCGTAGGATTTCCCGCGAGTTAAAAATCCAAGGGTTTATCAGGGCAATCACCACGCCGTTGTCCATAGGCGTGGCGGTCTACCTCAAGCCTGACCGCTGGCGTGACACGGTGTCAATGACCGTGGATGGTATCCCCATTTATGCAAGATCCTACGAATATCTTCGCAACTATTGGCCGTTCGAGGCGACAACCGGCAATCCGGCGTTCTACGCTGACTACGACTATCAACACTGGCTGATCACGCCGGCACCGGCTGCAGCCAAAACGCTAGAGATCCTGTACGACGAGCAGCCTCGGTGTCTTGGTGACGATTTCCAGACCAGTTGGGTCACAGAGTACATTCCAGATGTGCTTCTGTATGCCGCCTTGCTTGAGGCCTCGCCT